TGGTCGTATCTTGCGTAGGTGGATTGGAAATGGTTAAAGCCTGACCGCCAGCGGTATACCCGCTTCCTGTAACTTCGTTAGTTGAAGTGTAGGCGGTTGTTGTATTGTTTAAATTGGCATTACCGTTATATAGGGCAATTTTGTAGGTATACGGAGAAGTGAGAGTAAAATTCTCCAAACCAGACAAAATATTGGCTTTAAATAAGGTAGTTTGCGTTTGGATGATTGGCATTATGTATTAACCTTTAGCTTGGTTTGACCGTCACGATAAGCATCGCCACGCTCCAGACCATCACCAAGACGCTTCATTTCAGCTATTGCTTCCTGATACTTGTCTTCGTAATACTTAATAATGTCCTGCTCCTGCTTTTGGAATAGCATTGCTTCACGCATAGAGCCATAAAATAGCACTGGATCATAGTTATCACCAAGCCAACTTTGACCTTGTGCATTGTTAACGGTAGCAACGTTAATAGAAAAACCTGATCCTGTACCGCCAATATTAGCGCTTGCTACGCTTAAAACATCGCCAGCCTGATAGAAACTACCGCCACCTTGTAAGGTAACAGTTGATATATTTCCGCTTGTATTTACTAAAATGTCACAAGTTGCTCCAGAACCTGATCCGCCAGTCATTGAAATATTTTGATACAAACCGGGGCTGTACAAAGTACCAGCGGTAAATGTAGCGTTTAAAGTAGCTATGACACCCTGAACAATCGATACTGGATAGTAGAAATAATGAAGTTCTACGTTATAGGAAGAATCGGGAGTAGGTCCAACAATAGCGGTTAACTCATTAACATTAAGAGTAGAACTGCCAAAAATAGCGTAGTACTTAGGCAAAGACCAATATGTTGAACCATTGTTAGGGTACGCTTCACGAATAAAGTTGACATCTTTGTTTAATAAATAAGTATAGTTTCCAGAGCCATCTATTACGGCAACAGAATAAGTGGCAAGCCAGTCAAACGGCAAAGTTAAATACTGGTTTCCTGAGCTTAAATTTCCTGTTACGTTCTTTCTTAATGATGGAATCTGAACCGAATTGTATATACGAGTTTCTGCTTCCTGTACAAAGAAAGGAATGTTGGCAACAAACGTAGGCTCATTTGTCTGAGCGTACGTCTGTATATTATTAAACAGTGTCTCGTAATTCATTAAGCCATCGGTCCACGTGCTTTACGACCTTTTTCCGCAGCGCCATTACCACGGGTTTCAAGACCTTCATCTTTAACATAGTCAAAATGACCGATGCTTACGCCACCATTTAACGGTGTCCAAGCCTTGCGAGTAGGCATCATTACCTCGAAACCAATATCTGCTTGAGTCAAGGTCTTGCCATCCATTTTGTGAGGACGAGCATAAGCCTCTGCTGGCTCATTTGTTTTGCCCATTTGATCGCCCAATAAGATAGATGGACTATCTTTTTTGGTTGGTTTAATTTGCTTTGCCATATTAACGACCTCTTTGATTAGCTATACGTGCCATATTGCGACCCATGCTACGCAAGTTAGATTGGGTTACACCACCTTTAGCCATCTTTTTAACTTTATCTAAACCACCTTTTTTAAGCTTGAGTTTGGTGTGCTCACCTTTGTGCTCTTGCTTATCATGTTGTTTAAACGCTTTTTTAATCTCCGCATCAGCAGTTTTTTTATCCTGCTTAATGTCTTCTTTTTCATTCATCTTTGCCATTTTTACTCCTAAGTTGTTGATATTGTTACTGAATTTATCTTGCCTTTGCCTACTAAATCATTAGGAGTAAGCGTCCTATCGTACTGACTTGCACCACCAACAGGATACCAACCCCATTGAATGACCCTACTACCACCTTCTGGATAACCAGCTTCGCTTACGCTATTGTTACCGCCTAAGTTAATCTGCAATCCGCTCGGTCCTGATGCATAGTAGCTAATATCAGGTCTTGGCTCCCTAACCGCTTGTGGATCATTTACTGGATACATACCCAATCGTAGTTGAGGATGATCTGGATCCCAGCATTCTGGACAAACCTTAATACTAACTAACTTGGTCTTGATGGTTAGTTTTTTTAATTCAACTAACTTATATCTTTGACCGCATCTGTCGCACTCCGCAATTGCGTGTTTACCACTTGCATACCTATTCGGCATGATTACCTCGCATAAAACAAATTACGAGGTACAAAACGTATTGAAACCATTTCCCTATCTTCTTCTACCGCCTGTTCAAGTTGCTCTGCATAATCCGCTTTAAGCGCTAAAACACGCTGAGGATCAATGCCTTGTATCTTTAACGACAGATAATATGCCAATCCAGCAACCATACAAGTAATCCAACGGAATGGAATATCTTGTATAAATACGCCTGTTCCAGAATCTTGAATCCTTCTCATTCTCCAATAAACCAAAGTATATGGAGTAGAGCCATCAGGTGTGGGCCATACGGCAAGGAAAGGCAATTGCTGATTATAAATCTGTGCGCCCTGTGCGTGAGAGGCGGCAGTAGTATTGTACTGCCCACGGTAACAATTTAATAGTTGATTACCCGAAATATTGACGTAACCAATAATTTCGTTATCAATTTGAATATAGCCAGTAGATCGAATATTAGCCGTAGAGCTAAGAGTGATAGTAGTAGCAGAGGCTGTAATAGCACCAGCCAAAGTGACTCCAGAATAAATGTTTGCATTACCCGTTTGGCGGTTGTACCAAGTTTGGATTGGTCTGCCATAGGTTAACTTGTTCGGAATAGTTGAATATGTTGACTCAGAAATGCGGTTTAAATTGATATCTTGTTGATTGCTTGCACTAGCGTTATTGGTTCTAGTGATTAAATCTAAAATATCAATTGTGTCAGTTTCTACTGGGTATATAGCTTGACCATATACCATAGGAATAGAAACCTCTTCAACCGTCCAAAGGTTAATACCTCTATTAGCCCACTCAATAGTTAATAGATTGATAGACCGCTTGGCGGTTCTTAAATCATATCCAGTACGTAATTGCGAGCCACAACGCTCAAAAGCCTCTTCTACAAGGTCAGTGAGGTCAAGGTTAAAGGATGATGCACCACTGGTATAAGCCATTATTTAGCCGTTTTAAGCCACGTTTTGTTCAGTTGATACTGGGGTAACCACTGCTGCTTGAACGGGCGCTACAGGCGCTTCTACAGGCGCAGGAGCGGGAGTTTCTAGGTGAGCTTCTACAGTCTTTAATAATGCTTCGGATGTTGGGTTAGCAGCACCATAAATTTGCATTTCATGACGGATTGCCTTTTTTAAAAGATCCAATACGTGTTCTGCTTCATCTTCAAAATGTTGGAATAAACTCATTTTATGATACCTTCCTATATGCTTTTGTTTTTTCTTTAATACCTTTTGGTTGCGCTACAAACTGCTTACCTTTTGCCTTACCTTCACGTTTAGCACGTGTTGTTGCGGCATACTCCTGTGGACTTAAAGCTTTAATAGCTTTTTCTGGTAAATAACGCTCTCCTGTTTTACTAGAAGGTTTGCCAGACTTTGTTCTCCACTTTTGCTCGCCCCAAGCCTTTAAAGATTTTTGGGGTTTTGCAAGACTGCTCATTTGTAACCTCCGCCAGCAGCTTTATACTTTTTAGCTACCAACTGTGCTTTTCGTGCTGACCATTTACCCGCCCCAGTTCCCTGAGTAGCCGCAGCTTTAACTTGTGCAACTATGCGTTTGCGCAAGCTAGGCTTTGTATAATTTCCAGCAGCGTTTACTTTGCCGCCTTCTTTATACATATCTACAGCGTTAGGATCATCCTTACGTTGGATGACCTTTTTCTTAGGCATTTTGGAAGGGGCTATATCGCCCATTCCACGGGAAGCCATCATTAGCCAACTACTTTCATAGAGCCAGTCTTGCCGCCACCGCACATAGCTTTTACGTGCTCATGGTGCTTTTTGTGACCAGCAGCGTGTTTGCCATACATTTCATGGTGGTGTGCGTGTCCATCGCCACCATGATGTTTTTCTACATGGTGTACATGATGAATGTGGTCGCCAGACTTTTCATTCATTAGTGGTGGGTGATCATTTTTCATAATATTTCCTTATTAGCAATATTTACCACGGGTTTTACCACGTTGTGCAATACCATCTGCACGGCTTGAAGCTGAACCGCCACCAGCCATCTTCTTGGTCATACCACCTTTTTTGTAGGT